ATATCAGTTTTATTATTGTATACTAAATTTACAATATTTTCGTATTCTATATAAACTGCATCTGTAATATCCTCAGAAGTAACAATATTTGTTAATCCTGGGATAGATCCAGTTTGGTGTACATATGCATCAATTAAATCTAATTTTAAGTTTTGCATGTGAGTTGCATTTACAGTATTAGTAGATGCAACTGGACTACTCTTTATAGGGTCTTGGCCATATCCAAATTGACCGGAAGTGCCGACACCGGCCAGCACATTCCTAATTTTTACTTGCATTGCATTGTAACGTGCAACGGATATGATTTCGCCGACTGCCATTTGAGTCTCCTGTAATATACTACTTTTATTTATACTTTAAGTACGCACTCAACTAGCTTCTCGGCCTCGTTCAAGTCTGTTTCTAATGCAATTCCTACTATGCAACCGCCGTTGATTGATGTGCTTGCACATCCATTGTCGTCAACATAAACAGCTTGTCCTTTTTTGACAGCGCCAATAATACGAACAGGCAGGCGTCCTTTAAGACCAATGTATTGTCCTTCTGCTTCGCTGTTCATCATAACAGCAGGATCAGTTGATACAACACCAATTGCAATAGCGCCGCGGTTTGCAGGTGCTACTTCGTGGTCTTCGTGGCCGCATACTGCAACTACTGTACCAAAGGGTAGTTCTTCAGATGTTGAATACTTTTCTGCTAAATCAGCATAACGTGCTTTGGTTGCAGTACCATTGAATACTACTGCTGTTAAGTCACCGTTTGAATCCCTAGCTGCAATGGTGCTAACGATTGCAGCAGTAGATGACGAAACGTACGAAGCACCTAGTTTTAGTTGATCTGCTTTTGTTGCTGTACCGTTAAACGTAGTTGCATATACAGTTGCCCAATTTTTAGATACAGATCCTAAATTGTAAGAGTTAGTGGTTCCTGGAAGAATACCGGTGCTTTCAAAAGTTGTAATAATTGCATTCGAACTGTCTTTAATTCTCAACAAGTTTCTTTCAAGTTTAACAACTGGCGTTTGGTCATCAGTGTCAATGTTAATTGTTAAATCTACATCGTTGCCGATTGTTAAGCCGGTGTCATCAAACGACACTAGATTTTCAAAAGAAGGATTGCTTGTTTGAACAAACGCAGATGATGCAAACCCGTTGAGTTTTAATGCGTTACTTGATGTTCCCCAGTAATAAAAATCACCAGTGGTAACACCTGCGGTTGCTGCTGTTGTATTAACAAGAGTTAATCCTTTTCTAACAACGTCGAAGCCATCAATTGCATCTGCTGCGGCAATTGTAAATTCGGAATCACTGATAATATATACAACTTCATCGTTGATTGTTGCGGCAATTACTGCATGAGTAGTACTAAGTGTGTCAGTAAGGGTAATACTTGTCATTTGTGTTAACCCAGTACCTGCGCTTTGAGGACCAATAAGTACCCATTCGCCGGCAGCATTTTTTGCTTTTAATTGGTTTGATGTAGTATCCCACCAAAAATCGCCCTCGACAGCCGTGGCAGGAGCAGAGGCAGAAACTTCAGCGCCGCCTGTGGTTTTCCATGCTGCGCCGTCGTAAAATCTCAACTTTGCATTTCCGCTATCATACCATAGCATTCCGCTAAGTGGTTTAGTAGGAGAAGCCGAATTAGCAAAATTCTCTAACAAAAACAAATAGTTTTCGTTTTGGGCCTCGCCATATCCTGCGTAATTTTTACCAATGAGTTTTAATTCAGTGGCGGTGTTTACCGTACCGTCTTCAACTGTTGTTAGAACAGTGCCGTTATATCTATTAATAGTATATGCCATTTTTGAAATCACCCTTATGCAACATTAGTATTTATCTATTAAACGCTTGATACAAGATCGGACTCATGTACCCACTGTCCTACGCCATTGATAATAAATCTTTTTAAACTTCTAGTTACTGTTAAAGTAACCGGTTGTGCAGTTTGTGCAACAAAACTAAAGTCCTGTATTACCGACTGGTTTTCCGAACCGTTTTTATCAACTGCAACAAAACTTTTTGTTAGCCCGTCTGCTGCATTGTAATCGTATGTTCCACTGTAGTAAGTACCGTGAACTAAACAATACACGCCGGTATTTTTAGTTGTTTCTGGAATAAGATCGCCGACTACTGCTGCAACTTGTGCATTGCTCAGTCCTGTGATATCCAAAGAGAGATATTCATCTCTATCTAAATATATGTCGTCGACATATCCTTTGGTTGCAACTACATCTGGATCGTCGCTGGTATCCGGTGATCCTACACCAATAATTTTTCTATTGTTGGAGATGTTTATGTCGCCGCCACTATTAATAGTTAGAGAACCAGTTGTTGTAATTGTTGTACCATTTAAATTAATGTTGTCAACATCAAGGTTAGTTAATGTACCAATTTGTGTTAGACCGACTGCACTAGAAACAGTTGCGCCAAGTACTGTGGAAGTTAATATGTTGGTATCTGCAATTTTATAGGCAAACCCTTCTGGCACATTAACATTGCAACTGTGATCCCAGCTGTTGTAGGTATTATTCCATGTTATTGTCTTGTCGTTGCCAGATACCCTAACAGAAATTCCGGCGCCATCTACTTCAACGTCGGTTAACAATGTACTGTCGGATGTCACTGCTAATTCAATTAGCTTGTCTTCAACTCTTAATGTCAACACATCTAAACTTGTGGTATCACCTTCGACAATTAAGTTTCCTGTAATTCTAACGTCGCCGTTTAAATCAACATCGTACTGAGGCGAGGATTGCCATATTCCAATTCTGTTAGATTGTGTTTTAACTGTAATAGCATCAGCAGGTGCGCCGCCTTGAGTAACTTGAATTTTAAAGTCAGTATTACTTAATTGATTTCTTAGTACTACATCAGTTCCTAATACGTTTATTAAAAAGTCACTGTCATCCCCAACAATCAACCCATTATCGTTTTTAACATGCAATGTGCCTGTTGTTGTATTGTTGGATGCAACTTTAAGAAAATCGTCAGGAGTAAATGGATTGTCACCGCTATCTAAAAATCTGTAGGTGTAATCAGCGGGTCCATAAAAACTAAAGTCACTATACGCAGTGTTGATGTTTATTCCAATTTTTATTGCCGACGCAAACCCTTCAAGGTATTGCAGATTGTCTGAGATACTTGCTGCGGTAAATGTTTCTTTACTGTAGATTGCAACCGGTGAGCCGCCAATCATCAAACGAGAAACAGTCTTGTTAATGCCAAATATGTCAGTAAGTGTAATCACTGACCAGCCTGTTTCTCCTTGGTCAGCAGTATAACCAGGTCCAGCTAAAGTAGTATCAGTGCCATCGTTAAACCAGATTTGATTGTTTGCACTATCAATCCAGATGTCTCCTGACAGTAAACTTGGTCGAGAAGCAGCAACAACAGTAGTATCAGTTGATTTCCATTGCTCGCCGTCGAATACTCGCAGACGACCTTCGCTGGTATCGTACCATAACTGCCCAGTAAGAGGAGTTGAAGGTGCCGAGACGTTTTTAAAATTTTCTAATAATTTTACAAAGTTCTCGTTAAAGTACTCTCCGTACCCTGTGTAGTTTTTTCCTACTAATGTTAAATTAGTTGTATCGGTATCAATGTTACCATCTACCAAGTCAACTAATAGTGTTCCATCAGTTGTATTAATTTTATAACTCATTAAACGACTCCTGTATAGATGATATAATTAAGTGTTAAGAACGGTGGTACTGTTACAAGCTCGTCTTGCGTTGTATAGCCGTCAATGCTGCCTGATACTGTTAACCCTGTTCCGATAGCACCGCCAGTAATACTTATACCAGTTATATTACTGTCAGATACTCCGGTAACACCAGTTACTGCATAAAATTGTGTACCGGCGTCTCCCATTAACGAGTGTCCGTGATCTGGCAAGTTTGAAATTGAGATAGTTCTACGTTGTGCGCCGCCAACAGCACCTAAGATTGATGCTGCTCCGTCGTCATAAATTCTATCTTCGTCTGTAGACAACGATCTAGTTGCGCCGTCAAGACGACCGACTGGAAGTCTGCCTCTCATATCTGGCAAGTTAAAATAGCCCAACCCTATACTGCCGCCGTATGTAAATCCAATAAGACTATATAATGTAGCATACTGTGTATCACCTAGCGATATAGGATTGCCGTTGCACATTCTCCAACGACTAGGTGCAGTTGTTCCTGCATAAGGCATTATCATGCCAGGAGCAAAAGTAGGAACAGTGGAAGTGATTGCGTCCACTGTGCTAATGTAAAAATCATTAATAGGTTGACTATCGCCAATTTCTGTAGTAGTTTTACGAATAAGTATTTTTTCTGTTCCAGAAATATCATCAAGATATTCTGTCTTTCCTGTAAAAAACGATTCGTCTAATGTAACATTAAATTCTTTTGTTAATCCGCCGGTTTGTCCATCAAATGTTACAGGAGCAGTTGTTATAACATCGCCGGTGATTGTAAATGTTGTTGTACTGTTTAATTTCCCAGCAGACGAAGATGTACCTGTTATATTTCCTACTACATCGCCGACTACTGAACCTCTAAATGTCTGAGCGTAAATATTATTATATGTTAAATTGGATGACCCGATATTTCTAGAATTAGTAACATCCGGTATTATATTTGTACCAGTAATGCTGCCTATTACTGCAAAATTTCCGCCTACATTTAAATTTTTAGCAACGCCAAGGCCGCCAGCTGTGATCAACGAACCTGTGCTTATACTGGTACTCTGAGTTGTGTCATTATTAATAATAGTACCGGATACTAACGTATTTCCAGTTACATCAAGTGCCTCTTGAGGAGACTCATTTAAGATGCCAATTTTTCCATCGTTTCTTATTCTAAGAGCAGTGATATTGTTTTGTACTTTAAAACCTATATAGCCATCAGTGGATTTGTTTGTAATTAATGCGTTGCTGCCAGTAACACTAAGCACTAATGTTTGTGTTTCCCCTATATCAATGCCGCCGTTGTTTCGTACGCGGATTGGCTGTAAGAAAATATTTGTTGCATTTAATCTTGCAAACTGACTACCTGCAACCGAACCTACTGTATCGTTAACATACAATGTTTCTGCTTTCTGTGCCATGCCGTAGTATTTTCCGGCAGAGCCATTGATATTATTAGAAAGATTATTTCCAGGATATATTGTTCCGAATCCTGATATAGTAAGTTTAGGTGTAAACTGAACCGAACTAATAATACTCACAACAATGTTGTTGACATAATTTAAAATGCATGGAACTTCGCTGTTTGTTGTACTAATAATATTTTCAAATCTAGATCCGGTACCAGCACCTTCGGCAAAGGCAGGGCCTACAAGAGTCCAGCCGCTGCCGCTGTACAAATAAACTTGTTGATTACTAGTGTCTACCCAAAGATCACCTATCAAACTTTGCTCTGCTGCCGGAGCACTACTTGCTTTTTTAAGTCCGCCTGCACTAACCCAGTTGGCTCCGTCATACAGCTTTAGTTGATCAATACCACTTGTATTATCATACCATAGCTGACCTTCTACTGGATTTTCAGGGCTTGAAGTATTGGCAAAATTTTCCAACAAGTGCAAAAAGTTTTCTAATATTTTGGTTCCGTAATCAGTAAGGTTACGTCCAGGAAGAGTCAAGCTAGTTTCAGTGTTAGCTGTTTGATCCTCGACTGTAATGCTTCCTTTGTTAACACTGTCGGTAAAATTTATTTCATATGCCATTATTATACCTCATTAAATCCACTTAGACTTTGTACTCTTACAGTATAGTCAATTTGAATCAATCTGTTTAAACTTTTTTGTACAGGGTGAAAAATAACATGTGTTATTAATCTTCCGGCACCAGAACTGCTATAACTACGCAATCCTAGTTCGTCAAATACATATAACTGCTCAGTATTGCTTGCAGTATCGTATGCATCTTGGCCGTCTGGTTCGCCGTAATCCAGCAAACAACTTACTACAATGTCAGTATAATTAGTACCACTAACGTGCCTAATTTCAGTTTTATTCCTAGTAGGGTCAGTGTTGTTAACACTAGTATCGTCAACTACTTTTGTATAAGTTTGATTGTAAAGACTTGCATTAGTGCCAGTGGTGTTAGGAGTTAGGTACGTAATAATTCCAGTAGGATCAACACTTGTTCCTCCATTACCAAAACTCATTTCGTATATAAATCCTTGTCCTTGGTTAGCAAGACTCTCGGCTAATGCCAAACTCATATTTTCGTAATGTATTGCATTACGCTTGTTTATAAAAATTTCACCTGTAGAAGGATCATGAATTTTGATATGACCTTCTACATGTATTCCGTTTAGTTCATTAATCTCTGTCATTGTTACACCTCATACTGTATTTATTTTGGTAAGCGAATTGTTGCTTTGCGTAAGAAATTGCTAATCTCATTATTTGATTCTGCTAATGTTTTGCCTGGTTCATTCCAAACTTTTCCAATTTTTCTTACTACTTCAATACGCTGATCTTCCCAAAGGGCAGGCGTAATTATTTCACCTGTAGTTGTATCTCTAGGTTCTATATAAAGAGTGCTGCCAACAACTCTAAATTCTGCAGAAATAGTAATATTGCCTTCATTGCTGTCTTGTGCTATGTTAGGCTGATATACTTCAATAGAAGTATTTCTCAATCTAGTGCCGCCTAAGAATACATCAATTTCGTTAATGCTACCAGGAATAAAGTCCAACGAATAAGCTAGGCTAATGCCATCTGCTGTCATTGTTTGTCTAAGAACTCTGTCTTGATAGGTAACCGTTTCTTCAGGACCCTGTCCGTATAAGTACATGCCTTCGGCGTATACAGTTCGGACACCAGTACCCAATGTACCTCTTCTTAGTTGTAACAATGCGTTTCCTCTGACCTCAAAGTACTCAATACGCTCTCCTTCGATGAATAACACACCAGGTATATTTTTAGAACGACTTGGTTGGAAAATTCCAGTTGCATCATCTAATAAAATTCTAGCATCGTAGTAATTAAGCGGAGATGCTAGAGTATAGCTGTTGTCTTGGTTAAGGCGCTTGTAGTGCGTTCTGTTTAGCATATCTTTAAATATACGATATCCATATTTTGGCGTAATAGGTGCTGCACCAAACTGCAATACATCAATGCGATCGTTTTCTTGCGGAACAACTTTTAATTGTACAGCATCCAACGAATCTACTACTGTATAATCAACATACGGAGTTAACAGTTCTCCGTTTACTGCAACCCAAACATAAGGAGTTCCGTAAACAGCTTCTCTTAACTTTAGTATGCCGCGTGTTAACAAGTTTCTTTTAACGTAATCATCTGCTCCTGCTGCAACTACAGTTTTTGAAACTACATCATATGTCATACGAGAAAAGTTGTTAACATCGTGATTACTGAAGGTATAGATTTCAATATTTTCGCCACTGCTTGGTGGAACAGCAAATGTCAAGCTATCGCTTTCTATATACAATACATCAGTGACTAACAACAGAGAACTGTCACCGTCTGATATATCAACCATAAATTCTGGATCTAATACAAATGCATCTCGTATATCAGGACGATATGTTTCAATAACAACACTGTTTCCATTAACAGATTTCACTGTTCCAGTGTATACATTACTGTCTATTGTAGAAATCATTCTAATTTCTGCGCCGACAGTTACATAACTTTCAATATTTAGCACACTGCTATCCACACTTGCAAAATCTATTTGAGTGTCTACAAAGAAATAATCTGCGCCGTTGATAACATAAATTTCAATTTTGCTACCTATAGTTGCAATATCATTTCTAAGTATTCTTATTCTAGAATTTACAGGATCGTAAGTAACTTGTTCAGTTGTAAGTCTTACACCGTCAACATAAACTAAAACTTCTGCTGCCGGAATGTATGAAATGTTGGCAAACTGCCATGCTTCGATGTCGTAGTCTCTTTCAGTAGTTGCAGTGTACGAAATACTGTAACCCGGACTTAGAATACGATTGTTACTCTTGACCAAAGTCTTGTGGGAGAAAGGTCTCTCAGTAAACGGAATAGGACCTTCTGCATTGAATGTATGATACTTATTTTCACCATTTGATTCAAAAGTATTGTCAATTTGTATTCTACTGTATGTCTGAAGAAGTGAGTCATAAACTGTATACTGTATTAAATTTCCTTCTTCTATAGCAGGTGTTGTTAACAAAATTTCAGCACGAAGATCGCTGCCTTCTACTAATTCGTATTCTGCTCCGGCAGCCAGGACTCTTCCATTTATAGTTACAAGAGCTGATATTGCCTCACTGTAAATTGCAGCAGTTTTATAGTTTAATGTGCTACCATCAAATACTGACGAACCTGTGTCAATGATATCTATACCATTTGTGCCTATTGTTACAATAGATAAGTTATCACCCAGGCTGCTGTCATCAATTGTTAGTGTGCCTGCTTTCCAGTTTATTGTATACAATGACGAATCTAAAATTTCTCCGTCAATTTTAATAATTGCACTATCACCAGTGTGAGGTATTTGTGGAAGAGCAAATTCTGTTATGCCAACGCCAAGTTTATAACTTGCAACGCCAATAATTCCTACGCCGTTGCTAGGTCTGTGATAAACTCTGATATCAAGTGTGTCGACTAACTGACCCGGGACAAGTTCTTCTGGGCCTGCGCTTGTAGTAGGAGTAACAAAGCCGTCGCCGTCTACTGTAATATCTGCACTTGATAGACCAGTTGCAGTTGTGTATGTTAAGTTGCCTCCGCCAAGTGCAGTATCGTAGCTGTTTTCTGTAGGTGTAAAGCTACCGTCGCTAGTTGATTTTCTAATAATAACAACATCGTTTGCAGAAGTTGATATGTTTTCTTCATTAAATATAACAACAGTTGTTACACCGTCGCCGATGATTGTTTGCATTACTGCATTTGGATTAGTAACAGCACTACTTCCGTCATAGCCCGTGTCGTCTAAACGAACGTTGTTTAAATAAACGTTATATGCAACGCCGGCTTCAAGCGGTGCGGCCAGTTCAAATACAGTAGTACTTTCGTCTAACACAAAAATTTCGTCTTGGTATGTGTTATCAAATGTATCCCACGGAGTTGATCCAAACCCTTGGTCGAATCTCGAATCTGGATCCCACCCTTGTGTAGTACCAAAGTCAATACTGTTGTAAATGGCTCCGCTATATTCTACACCGTCCATTAGTTGAGATAAATCTTTACCAGGCATTCCGGCAGTTGGGTTATAGAAAGAATAAATTCTATCAGCTGCATCAAGCATAGACACATCTTTTTTATAGTTTATAGTAACTACGCTGCCGGTTGCAGGAGCATTTGTAAACTCAACTTTGCCTAAATATCTGTCGTAGCCTTTACTTGTATCCAATGTGTTGGATACTTTATATTCGCTGCTGAGTTGTAGTTTATTATCGACATACAAGCTAAAGCTGTCTGTTCTAATACTCATTGGCCATTTTAAATTAAACACTTGGTTTGCGCCAGTGCCTGTAAATGTTTCGGTAACATTAAGATCAGTAAGAAGATAAGTTCCTTTAACTCTGTCAAACTTGATAGTTAAGTGTGCTTTTCTTACAACGCCGTTGCCTAAAATTGCAACTGCTTTTGCTGGGGTGGCACCTTCTTCAAGTGTTCCGTCTATAGTAATTACCGGGGCTGTGTAATACTTTCCGCCAGTGTTTGTAATCTTGATAACCGATACTCTGCCACGGCTCAAATATGCCTGTGCAGTAGTGCCGTTGTTTCCAGATACATTTACAACAGGAGTTTCTTTATAACCAGATCCGCCATTTGCTATTCTGATTTCAACAACATCGTAGCCGTTGTTGTCAACCCAGCTCTTGTACGGATAATCCATGTACTTGTCAACAATGTTAGAAATTGTATCATTATTAAGTTTTGCTTCGATTGTTTCAATTTCTTTGGTTGTAGTGTTATAACTAGGCGGAACGTCAAAGTCAGTTGTTAAACTAACCGTTGATTCAATTTGATTATAAGCGCTGATGTATTCTCTTATTTTTGAACTGTATGGCTTAACTTCATTTACATATTCTTCGTAGTTTTCTAAGTTATCATTTTGGAATGTAACTTTCTGTGAAAGGCCACCAAGGTTGTGTTTTGCTCTAATAAAGCTAGTTTTAAATGCCCAGTCAATATTTGACTGCTCGCTAAATGCGTAACGTATACCAGCAAAGAACAAGTTGTTATACTCAACTGCTAGGTCGCCAACAAAAATGTCGTTTTTAAGTGCTGCATGTATGTTTCTTAGTTCGGCAATAGGCTCTCTGTCATAGAATGTATTATCATATATCATTGCATCGTAACCGCTTGTTACAGTTGCATAATCGTACAATCTTGTCAAAAGCTGTATTGTGCCGTTTTGGCGACCGATTGTTTTGTAATTAACTGTGTAATCTTCTGTAAGTTGACTGTCAATTTTTTCAAGTAGTAACCATCCGCCCGAGCCGATTGTATTGATTTTTACAATATCCCCAATGGAATCACTAATTCCAAACAGCTGATAGCTTTGATCAATAACTTGATCTATTGCAGTTAGTTCGCTATAATCTGTTGCATACCAATCTGCATACTCCCAGTAATTGGTTGTATTGAATGATTGTATATCATTTCTTTCCCATACCTGAGCAGCAAATGACCAAGAGTATATTGCCCAACGTCCGCCAATATCAGCGTCGGCGTTAACAAGAACGCTAAACTTGCGAACTTGTAAATTAGTACTTGGGTCATACTTCTTACCTTGATTTTTTACAGTTACACTAGTAATCTGACCAAGATTGTTTATTGCTGATATTAATATTGCTCCGGTGCCTGTGTTGGTGTTTATATCAATCACCGGAGCAACTTTGTAACCTCTGCCTGGCTTGGTTATAGTGACACTGATAATTTTGCCGTTTTCGATAACCGGAGTTAGTATAGCTTGTTCTACTTTTGCTACACCCACAAAATCAAGGTCGCTTACTAAATCTACTGCCTGATCGTACTTTCCTGTAATCAACAACGGTGCTTCGTCAACTAAAAGCAACTGATCAAGAATATAGTTATCAACTGTTTGATTGGCCAATAATACAATATTGACTCGTTCAACAAACTGCTTAACTGCTTCAAGTCTGTTAACAAACATTCCTTGACGTGGACTGTTTAATATTCCGTATTTTTGCTTAGGAGATAAATCAGTGTCAGGTACTGGATTGTTTGCTAAATCATAACCCACTAAACTGTCAATCCATTTTTGCTCAATTTCTGCATTTGGAATAGAAACGTCTAGTCCTTCAGTTAGAAGTTGATATTCGCTGTGAACATTTGTTTGTAGTTTTTCGTCTCGCTTAAACGAGATATGCAATACTGTATCAGTTCCTTCAATTAGGCTCTGTACATTATACAATGCAAACTTGTTTGTGTCAAGTGGTGCAATGTATCTATAGCCAGTTGCAGCAGGATTTCTAATTATTTGTTCCACATCATAACAACTGATGCGTCTTCTAATACCGCGAGGAATAATTCTATTGTTTCTTACCCAGTAAAAATAGTTTGTTGTTGGTCTTCCGCTGATTGCATCTACACTAATATCAGCGCTGAAAACAGAATCGTCATACTTTGGCGTACCACTTATGCCTTTTGCAAATCCTTCAGATGTATCTGCTTGTGCTCTCCACTGAGTCGGAGTTAGCGTAGTCTTAACCCACTCATAAACTTCAATGCTGCCGCTGTCCGCTAGTCTATTCCAAGTTGCTGCTCTATACTGAACATCGCCCTGATAAGGATTCATCCATGTTGCAGAAACAATTGACCACCAAAGTTTACCTACATAATTTTCTGTCCAGTTTGCAGAATTATCAACTGTTACTCCGCTTAAACTATTTTGATTAGCAGAGTATACCGCAGGATCATAAAATGTTTTAAACGATAGTTCTTGTTCTGCTATGCCAGGTATTTTACCTTGGCGTGGATCAATTAAATCAAGATTGGCAATAATATCATTGGTTGTTTTACTGTACAAGAATACTTTGGAAATTTTATTTAAATCTATTTTGCCTGACTCGGCAGATAGTTCTTCCCAACTATCAACATTTATGTCAGAACGCATATCAACCAACATTCCAAGAGAACTATCCTCAGTACTAAGGTAACCGGGCTGCAACACAGTGGTTGATGCAGTAGCAGGATTTAATTCAGGGAATCCAATGTACAAGTGGTTGTTGTTTATTTTAAAATTAGAAATATCGTTGTACTTTGTATTTCTGTTGTATTCTAAATCTTCACCATAAACAAATGCATTGCCAATTTCTTGGAACACTGCTATTCTTCCAGTATCTTTTTCTACTGTGATAAAACTTGTGTTGTTTCCGTCAAACGTAGTTTTTAAAGTAGTTTCTGTACTTGTTTCATCTAACACATATCGAGAATACACAGGATTGCCAAGAGTGTCTCTTGCTACCATTGTAAACTCAATCTGAGAATAACGATCAAACGTTGTTGTAATTCTTGCATCAGTATTTTTTCCACTGATGGCAAGTTTGTTGTTGCTAAAGCTAATGCCTGTGCCAAACACTTCGTTTTCTTCTGCAAAAGGACTTTGTAAAGTTTGTGATAAATTATATGAAGAAATATTGTCGACTGTGGTTCTTTGGTAAATGTAAACCACGCCTTGGTCTATTCCTCTGTCATCGTTTACCGGTGCGCTGATTGCAAGGGCGTTACCTGACTCATTAAGTGCTACAACATACCCAAATCCATCAACGCTATCCTCTGCATCAACATACTGTAAGAATGTCCAACGTCCGGTTTGATTTTCAAAAATTGAAACTCTTTCTGTTTTTATTGTTACATCCTGTGCAAGTAATCCGTAATCTGCACTTGCTGATAATGCAATAACATCGCCAGTTTCGTTAACATCAAACTTTACACCGATATTTGTAGACAGGTTGTATACAGTATTATTGTCAGTGTCGGTATCAAGATAAAGATTGTGTGGAATATGTCCAGTATATTCTGCTACCTCTGCAAGTTTCCATTTTATACTAGAGTTTGGATTTTCTGTTACACCATTTGTTGTTGCCTGATATAATACTCCGTCTAAGAACACAATTTCATTTTCGTTATACGCACCACTTAGAGACCATTCGCCTTTGTAATTACGATCTTTACTGTGAGTCCATGCTCCGCTGTTATCAGTTTCAAAGAAATAAATGCGGCCTTGGTCAATATTATTTTCGCCGGGGGCACCAACAAACAACTTGGTAGTACCGTAAGACGTTTGTCTTAATTCAATTTTGTAACCAAATCTTTCTTCTGCGGCAGGAATAGGGCTTACTACAACATGTTCTAAATTATAAGTGTTGGTTGTTAAGTTTAATTTATAAAGATAAACAACGCCCTGGGTTGCCAATCCACTTGCAGTGCCGGCATCAGTTGCTTCAAGCAAATAAACTGGTTCCCAATCCTGAGTTAGATTGGTAATTGTACTGTTGTCACCTGCGACATCTACTTTTGCACGCCATAGTGTTCCTCTGTCACTTACAACATCGCCGGTATTATAATTTCCAGTTGGCGACAATATACCTACAAGTTTTGTTTTAACATTACTAGCAAAAGGAGCACCAACAGCAACGTATCTTGCATCGGCACTAATTGCAACATCAAAACCAAATTCAGAGTTTACGTCAATTGTGTTGTCAGGAATAAACGTCTGCGATAGTGTTTTTGTAAAACTTTCAGCGTTACGCTTGAATACATAAACCGATTCGTTGCCAACAGCATTTACTACCATCACAGTGTTGGACTTGTTTACATCAAAGCTCGAAGCAAAGTTGTCGTCATTGCCAGTTGGATTTAATAATTCTTCTTGAATTGAGAATACACTTTTGTTTGTAAACACGCCAAAGGTTCCGTTGCCAGTGTCGTCGATCCAAACTTTATCGTCAATGTTATTAACAATGTTTTTAATATTACTGTTTAAATCCGTTGCATCGGCAAAACGTCTTTCAACAAATTTACTAATTCCAGCCACAGAACTGTCGTTATATTCTTCGTTACTAATAGGCACTGTAGTTAGTACTACTACTTGATTTAAGAATACGTCCTTGATCTTAAAGAATCCGTTAATTGACGCAACTCCGGAACGTATGCCAATAATATCCTCATCAACAAAATCTGTTACATTGTGTTCAAAGTAAATTGTAAATCCTGTATTTGTTTCACCGGCCTCTAAAGTAATTCCTCTATCTTCAGGCAACGCAGGAATAATATCAATAACCGGGTTATCAGTTGCAACGTTTCTGTAAACAGTCCAGTCTTGATTTTCTTTTTGTACCCAGATAAAGTTTCCAATATTTACATCATTAATAGGAAGAAATGTAAGTTGCTCTTTTACTATTGCAACATAGTCAACATCGCTGTTGCGAACATATCCGCTGTCAAATCCTATAACTTCTGTATCTGATTTTTCAATAAAGATTGAGTGAGTATAATCAGACGGTTTTAATAGCGCCTGGTGTGGAGCAATTTCGTATACCAAGTCTGTTCTAGAACTGCTTATTGAATTGTTTAATTCAAATAATTGCGGCTCAATTTTAAATTTATTTTCGTCTAATTCGTATTCTACTTCGTAAGTGTTTTCAACTGCGCCATACTGGCCAAGTCTAAATGCCCACTCTTCGTAAAACTCTAGACTATCTTTGTCAGCGCTACTTAATGCATCAAACAGCTTTGTTAAACTATTTGTTGTACCTTTGTCTTGTATAAAGCCCTGATAAAATTTATACTGGCTTACACTATCAGTAATAATATTTTTAAGATACTCGCGTGGTTGGTATCCGATTAAATGCTGTCCAAGGCGTTGCTGTTCTGTATCAAAGTTATCAGTATCCAGGTCATAAAAATCTGTAAACTGATTTACTTTATAGTCCCAGTTTGGATATAATGCAGGCTGTGGTTTTTCTGCTAGAATATTCCAGTTACTAGAATCAAACACATCTGTACTAGAATGCTTGGTGTTTGCTGCATAATAAAACTCGTTTTGTTTTACAACAGCTCCAATTGCATAATCTGTCCAGATAGCCCATTGTGAAACTTTTGCATCATCGTAGAAGAATCCCGGTATGTGCAATCCACCTGTCCAGTTGTCAGTTCTATATCCAACAAGTTTAATTCTGTCTTGTCTGTATCCAGGAGCAACATCATAGATAGTATCATTAAACACTGTTTGGTTGTCAATTAAAATAACATGTTCTTTTTGAACCAACGGAAGTTTAGCAAGATAAATTCCGTCGTCGGTATTCTGTGGCTTAATACCAAATTCATTTTGGTCAGATCTAAATATATTACTAAACTCTGATTTTAGGCGTGTACCCGACCCACTAAGAACACTTACATCATAGAATCCATCATAAATGTCGTCAACTATATAATAGTCTCTAGTAAATTTAAGTTGATTTGCTGCCGGGCTAATAGTTAATACTGTTCCAATATCCCAATTTTGTGTTACCCAAAACATAAATTCTTTTAGACATAACTTCATGTCTTCGAGTGCTTCGGTATTTTTATTGTAAAAACTAAATTCAAATCCTTGATTAACTAGGTAGTTTTCGTATCCTAACATAAAGTCTGAAATTGCTTGGACCGAAGTAAGAACAGTTCCGTATGGTAATGAACTAACCTCATTAAAAAATTCGTTACGTAACAGAGAAGTTACTCCGCCTGTGATTGGCAGTGATGGCAATGTTGAGAATTTTGTTGCATCAAACGATATTCCGCTAACATGAGTACTAACTGTTCTGTAATATTTTCCACTATTAAATACCACAGTGCCAGAAACATATTGTGTATCGGTATCCCAATTTACATATGATTCGCTTATTCCGCCTACTGTGATTGCACTGTCTGTTTGTCTAATAATTGGTGCATTGTAATTAAAAACCGGATCCTCTTTGTCGTAGCCGGTTACAATATAACCAGTAGAACTTTTTTCAATCATAATTCCACTAAACACCGGAGTTGCTAACGGGCTGCTTACATTAAAGAAAATTTGATAGTTTTCATCTGGCACAAACACACTAGACTTGTTTAATGGGCTGCGACTGTCAAGAACTAATTTCAGTTTAGTCTTGTCTGCAAAGCCGCCCAGCTTAACAGCTAGTTGATTTTTACTATTAGCAAGTTGAGTTTTGTATGTTTCGTATTTTGTGGTTACTTTGTTTACCATATAATTGGCAATATAGTTAACCAGTCCACTGGTTAAAACAAGAGGCTGGGTTGTGCTGATTGACGGAAATACCAAATCTTCTAATCTAATACGTTTGTTTGTTGGCGTATATACCAAATTGCCAACTATATCTCGTTTGATTCTCGAACAATCAAATCCAAGACCCAGCAATTGTGCAGGCTGTAAAATAGCCCACGCAGTAATTAAGCTAAACGGATATTCGCTGCTGCGTCTCCATGCAGTTTCAACAGGTGCTTCGTTGCCAAATGCAAAATTATCTTTTGTTGGTACTAAAGAAAAATACTGTGCTAATCCGCAATCCAGAGGATTCTGTAATCTACCATATTCGTCAACTGGAATATTATTCAACAGTGACAAACGTATAAATTTAGTGTCTCTTATAAGTGGCTGTCCAGGTTCTCTGATTATACCCTCTGACAGGTCTGTCCATAGTATGGTATTGTCTTTTGTGTATGGTGCAGGTCCGTACACATTTTCAAACCATGTTGGCTTGATTGTAAATCCTATCATTTCCCAAGGATGAGTATGTGGCCTGTCTGTATCAAAATAAGTCTTGTAAACAGAACGCCAGTAGCCTGATAATGCATTACCTGCAAGATCGCCCATCTCGGAATAATTAAAAGTAAACCCGTTGAGTTCACTCCACGATATATTACTACTGTAATCAGGCGAGCCTGCAAGTTCTAGCCATTGAGCAAAGTCTGCTAATAATATAGTGTCAATACTGCTTTTAGTAATTCCAGTTTCTCTGTTGATTCCAGGAACGAAATCAAAGATATTAAGAGAATCGGTATTGTAGTTGCATTTAATATTATTGAAGATTCTCATTTCTAATTCAAGAATCAAGTCATCTCTATAGTCGCCGAAGGTTTTTACTAAACTACCGTCGTGACCTTGAATCATGTTGACTGTTTCTAAGTAGGTGTTATCAGAAATTATCATTGGTTGGAATTTTGGATACAGTCCTAATTTAGTCGGAGTAGGCGGAATATAAGATCCTGCTGTACTTTCGTATTCATAAACTTCAACAATGTCACTATCTACTAAATCAAGTGAAACATATACAAAGCTATCCGAGAATATATAATCTTTATTATGCATTAGTTGAATACCATTTAGGTATACGCTAACTGCTTTAATTGATAGTGTTTCCAAATCAAACGATCTACTTAGAGCAAAATACGCAGGGCCATTGTACTCTACAGAATGCACAGTTTTAGTAGACGCTCCTACACCCGCCATATCGCTAAAATAGAACGGTCTATATGCAGTTTTAGATTCTGCAATTTTTTTCAATACTAGGTCGACGTGATCTTTAGCACTACCATGGAAACCTGTTTGATTTGCTTCGTAGATAAACTGCCTTTTAAATTTTGCATATTCTTTTCTAGCAAATTTAAGAGATTTTATTAAGTTTGCATTTTTGTCAGTTAAGTTATATAATGCCAGATTGAACGGGCCGCTGTGTTGTACAAAGCGTCTGCCGTATGCAGTGAGATTGCCAATGTCTCTTAGGTTGCCAGTGCCAGGAAATACGCCGTTGAACTCCGGGTGATTGTCAGATATACTATCAACGTGATCATTAATTTCACCAAGTGTAACTGCTGTGATGTTGTCGTTTAACGGATTCTTTTCAAAGTTGATTGGAATTTCGTACAGTCCGTTGGCGTTTTTGCTTGCACTACTATGTGTTTTAATTAATAAAATATTATCTACTGATAACTGAGAATTAAAGACAACGTATGCAACTCCGTTGTTTCTTGAAATAACATAATCAGTTGTTTCGTATTTTCTTGCTCCGTTGACCCATACGTTGACAATTAGATCAGTTAAACCAGCACTGTTGTCATAAACATCAATTGGAAAGTTGTTAAACTGAGTAACGATAATTCTATTTCTAATAACGCTTTGTTTGCTTTTTGCAATAGCTTTTTTCCAGCCATTTTCGTAAATAAAATCATTGCCAGCTGAGTTATACTTTTTTAAGAAAGCAATGTCAGTACTAACCAACACATCATTATTATTATCTTGATAGCGAATTGCTTCAGACAGTAAGCTAAAATCAAATACAATATCTCCAACATTCGAGATGTTTCTGTAGCTTAATGGAAACCCTAATTCGGTATCATTTGTTCCTGTACCAACCTTGTAATTGAAAAGCATACTTCCGCTAAAGTTACTAGCAGGATAATGAACTGAATCAGAATAGCTATTTCCATTTTCGTCAAACAAGTCAAACAGCGGAAACTGATTTATTGAAGTTTTATCTTGAGATGCTGTCCATTTTGTTCCGTTGTAATAGAACATATTTCCAGCAAAATTGTTTCCTTTTAAAACTAGTACAGTGTCGTTGATTGCAGGAACTGAATCATCTGTTTCAATTAGTGCAATTTGTCTACGCGAATTATGTGTAATAAACTTAACTTGATAGATTTTTCCATTAACTAATATATCGGTGTCAGCAGTAAACAGCACTCTCATGCCGTCAACTAAATCAACGCCGTCGACGTTGTAGCCAATACTTCCTTCGATTGTACTGAACACATCAGTTGTAAATGTATCAACTAATTGCACATTTTGTTTTGATTTGGCGCCGTGATCATACAGTTTTAGTCCTGCTTCAAATTCAATAATAGGACGCTTGGCTCTGGCGTTTTGATCAAAGTCAACTGGCTGTCCATTAGCTAGCGCACTAGCTTCGACAACATCTTTGTGAAACCAACGGTTGTATCTACTCCAGGGGTTTCGGTCTGCGCTGCTACGATTAATAACAATATAATCAACGGTGCCAGGATAGCTGGTTGCATCCTCAAATGGGTAATTATCAAATCCATAATTATCAAACGGAATATTAAAATTGCTTGTAAAGATTGCAGGAACTTCTAAACTTGCTTCGGGCACAAGTTTGATTGCACTGCCTACACCCTCAACATACCAGTATCCTGTACGGTATTCGGCAGGGGTTACAGTACCTTGGAAAGACAGTTTCATACCGTTACTGATATCAATTCCTGCATCTGTTTTGTAAGTTTTTTTACCTAGTAGTTCTTCTTCTACGTTAAATTCAGTTGCTTCTGTAATTTCGTAAGTTGATGCAATACCACTAACATTGATATCGTTTTGGCTGATATAATAAAGAGTGTTGGGCGAAGTTTCAGAAACTGTAAACTCAATTACGCCGTTTTCAATATAGTCATTTGTTGTTTCTACAAGTTTTCCTTCGGCATCATATTCGTATTTTTTAATACCATTTTTATACAACGTGCTTACATTTAAAGGATCGTACGCAGGTGTAGTATCTTGATCACTAAACACTCTGCTAAGAGCAAATGCCATAGGATGCCCAACTGCACTGATTTCAAAACGATATGTTTGTCCTCTGTATAATTTTAATCTTGGATTTCTTGTAAAGCCGTTTGGAGAGAAGACAAATGCATAGTTGTCGCCATCCCACTCTAGTCCAACGGTGTAAGTGCTAACGATATCTTTTGTTTGACCGGCAATGGCAATCGGAGTCGGGCCCATAGGTAGCCAATAATACTCACGGAAGTTTGTAAACTTATCCCAATCGATATGAGGGTTCCATGCATAAAATTCCTGGCTGTTCAGCACACTGTGGTTACTAGTATTACCTTTAAAATTAGATAATTGTCCCAAAAAGTCAGTATAGTCTTTAAAGAATTCTACATTATCAAGTTCGTCCTTGTAAACCATTGCTGGTTCAAATTGGTAATTTTCTCTAGTTGCACTTACATCTGCCAAATAGCTATCAGATGCAGATGCTGCTTTTGCATATCGACGTCCGGCAAAGCTGTTTATTTTTTCAACTACACCAGGCTTAATCATTTGGTCTATAGTAGAATTAATAAATTTCTTATTTGTATCTGTTCTAAAATACTTCGGAAGGAAATTTGATGCGCTGGTGTCGCCAGTGCCGTTAACAGGTAAGGCAGATTCGTTTTGATCTTTATCGTATGCCATTAGTAAATAATTCCTCCGGTGGGTGTTGAACTAGTAGGTGGTGAACTTTGTATGCCTGCATTTGAAGACGAAACACTAGTTGTTATCGCGCCTCCAGCTCTTAATCTTTCTTCTGTAAGTGCTGTAATGATTTCAATATCATCTACAATTGCATTACTAATAAAAATTTCGTCAACTTCGCATTTTACTTCAAACAAACTTCCAAAATTTTGAGAAGCGTTTCTTGGTACTATCACAATACTTACAATATCAGGTGATACTTTTTTCATGATATATGCTGACAACTCACTAAAATAAAATGTTTCGCCAAAGTCCCAATTGTCTAATGCAAAAAATTCATTAATTGCAGTTATAACTCTTGCTTTAACATCGTTGTTGCTTACTACTCTATTTTCATTTTTAACTATTTTAAATACTGCTTGTAAATCCAAGTCGCTGTTGCTTCCAAATAAACTTTTGTATTTTACCGGATGATAAATTACTTCGTCGCTGATGCTTTTAATTTTGTTAATTTCTGATCCATAACTTCTAAACAATTGGTCTGAACTTGGCGGCAGTGGTCTAGTTGGTATAGCACCTGAGACAAACTGTCTAAAAGTAGTATCATAAGATTTTGTCAATATGTATGTGTCAATAATATTTGTACTGCTAGGATCAATACGAGAGTTTTCGTCAGCAGCATGTACATACTGGAATTTGATTCCGCTTCTTCCGATGTATGCATTATAAACATAAAGCTCAGTAAGAGATCTTGTGGTACTGTTGAGTTGTTTAAATACATCGTCTGCTACAATATAAAATATAGGATTGTTTTCTGCTAGCATGTTTGGCGATTCGCCAATATTAATAGTTTGAATGTTTTCTTCATTAGTATCTACATAGATTTGAAATTCTGTATTATTAAGAACTGTCTTTTTAGTAAAGATATAATTTGTAGTATCAACTAATTCATCAAACAATTCTGGGTTATCAATAACGCCGTCATCGTCGCTGTCATAAAAAGTCACTTCGACTTTTTTACTGTCAACATATCCAGCTGCATCTCTATATTCGCTAGCTATTCCCCAGTCAAAATCAACAGTATAAGGACTGGTGCCGCTGCCTGTATTGATGTCATTATTAATGTTTAAAACAGAAATTTTATCTTTGACTATTTCTCCTGTTTTACTATCGTATATTTTTTTATTGTTGTCGAAGTAAAATCTAACTTCGGCATCACTTTCAAATATATAGCGAAGAACTCTGTGTGTGATATTGTAAGAAACTCCGTTGGTTTCAAAAAGTAATATCCAGCTGCTGTCTAATTGTTGTCCAGATGTATCGCCGGTTAATCCCAAGCTAAACTTAGAATTTGAATCCAAGTCGTCCTGCGAAATAATATCCCATACTCTCAACTGTCTGTCATAACGTAGACCAAAAGTTCTGTATGCAAATACGTTGTCGATTATTTGCGTTTGTATGTCAGGTGATAAATCTCTAACAAATTTAGGAGTGATAGATTGCAAGATTGCGTTTGTTGGTATAATGTCATTAAAAGTTATAGGGCCCGAATCGTCTGAATTCAGTTCTTTACCTGTGCCCGAGGTGCTTACAACCTTTGACCAGATATAAGTAGATTCTGTTTTTACGCCTTTTGCTACTACTATCTTATTATTTAAAAATGCATAACCGGCAGGTGCAACGAATTTTGCAAGGGCACCAGATTCCAAGAATCTCAACGGACCTTCGGTGAAACTTCCAACTGTATAATAGATTGAATTTTCATCGTAAATTCGACCTGTGCTTATATTAGTATCAGCTGTTGCTTGATCCCAGCGTAAATTTAATTCGGAATAATCCTGGCTTGGAAACTCGTTGAGATAAAAATTTCTTGTTCCAATTTCTGCTAGTATAGGAACAATAGTATTGTTAATATTTTTTGCAATATCAGTTCTTGTGATAAACTTAAAGTTTTTTATTTTATCTAAATATTCTTTGTATAGTACGCCGTCAGTTCCAAACAGGTTTGTTTTACTGTATTTTCCTGTGGCATCTAAAATATCATAATATCTACTAATGCCGCTGGCAGTTCTGTTTACACTTTTAGTTTTAATAATTTGCTGACTAATTCCCAAAGGACCTAGGTTGTAATCCTCGGCTGTAATAAGTCTGTTTTGAGTATAGTAGGTGCTGGGTGCATTTGTTTTAACACTTTCTGTTGTTTCTGTAGCACTGGCATTGTCAACAGGTGTTTGTAAATCCAAGTATACTGTAAGGGTTTCTGTTCGTCCGGTTCTACTTAGATACGGAATACGCATAGAAATACCTTGCATACTAGCAGGAGTTATTATATAATCTGCATTAGCACTGGTTCTATAATAAACTCTAAACGATCCCTTTGGAAGAGTTCCAAAAATACCGTCACTAAACATCAGACTAACTCTGTCTTGTGTTCTAGTAAGTACGCTATAAATGCTTCTAATGCCTTTGCTAAGACTGTTGTAAACAACATTGTTTCCTTCAACAGCATCAACTTTTGACCACAACTCTTCTTCGGTATTGTTTGAGTTTAATTTGTAAAGCCAGACATCGCTGTTGTTGATGTTTGCACTGTTGATATCAATTTTTTGATTTGGCACAGGAGAATCAATAGCAAAGTCGCCTTTTTGAATTGTACCTTGTCTAAAATGTGCAAAAAATCCTGTACTTGAGCTGCCTGCGCCTTGGCCGTTGTCCCTATAGATAAATGCAAACTGGCCTCCAGGTAAAGGTGGTTCTTCTAAAATTTCGCCGCCAACAATGTTTGTACTGACAATTTCAAAATTAAGTGTTTTGCTGTTAATTGCTTTGGAAAACGTAAAAATGCTGCTAGCACTAGTTAGGTTGTTTAATCTGTATTGCTCAGTTGCAATGCCGTCAATGTTTTCTAATTTAGAAGGTCTGCCAACAGTGTTGTTTACTGGCAACGAAGCATTTAATACTTTAGTGAACTGCTCATACCAATCAGGGTTTGTAGTGTCATTCCAATTGATATTGCTGTTGGCAAGATTTACACCGTTGCTGTCAATAATTTGTTCACTGGTTTTGACGCCGGTAAATTTTAATAGTCCGTTTGCTGATTGGTTCCTAGTAACATTGTAAGATATTAAACGAGCAAGACGAAGTACAGACTCTCTACGTTCTGCTAACTCAAGGAAGTTTTCTCTTGCATTTAAGTCTATACGGAAGCTGATGTTCTGACCAAGAAATGCAATCATATCTATGAGTGCAAGGTATTCGCTCGACTCGATATAATCGTTAAAGTCTTCTGGGTAGTTGGTACGCAGGTACTCGATCATTGTACGACGAAGATTGTCAAAGTCGTAACTTTTAAAATCTGCATACTTAAAACTCTGATAGATTGTTTTCCAATCTTCAGCTAGTAATAGTCTGTTTTGTCTATCAGTAGATGACATTTACACTTCCTTAATTTATCTAATATTTATGATATTTAAAAAGTGCGTATATTAAATTAAGCCGTTTTGCTGGTCAAAACTAAACCTTAGTTTTTCGCTAATACTGTACTCTAAATATGTTAAGTCGCACTCAATTTGTATGCCGCTTTCGTAGCTGCTAACAGACACGTTATTGACTCTTACACGTTTTTCATGAATAGTAATAATCTGAGTTACGTTCTGTACAATAATGTCCTTGAGATTGTCAGTGAGCGGATCGTAAAGTATATCCCATATTATTGTTCCAAAACCTGGATTTTCTAATTTTTCGCCAAGTCTTATATGAAAATGATTCACAATATCTTGTTTAATAAGTGCTAAATCATATAATCTAAATTCTTTACTGTCGGGATTTACAGTGCTAATACCTCGGTAAGTGCCCTGGGTTACCAGAGGCGCTTCTCTCTTTAGAGATTGTATTTTTAAATTTTTGTAAAGATTTTTTTCTAAGCTACTCATAACGTATTTACCTTGGACCGATTCGTCTAGGCGATGTAAGGTGGTTATACTCGGCTATAACACGATTTTTCAGTTCAAGTTTTTTCTGGGGATCGTGCGGGCCCCTTGATGATTCAAAAAGACTCACTTGCCGAATACCATCATAGAAATCACCAGTTCCGTTGTTTGCTACAACAGCATTACTTGTAGGCCTAGGTGCCGGCGATGCAGCCTCTACAGCCTCTACAGAATTAATAGCTTGTCCAGCATTGTAAATTAATGTGTCGGTACTGAGGTTGTCGGTTACCACTGGTATTCCTGTATCGTTTCCTGCAGAATCCAAGTACGTTGCGGCAACAGGACTTAACCGAACACCGCTAAGAGGTGCAGGACGCTGCCACAAAGGATAATCTTCCGAAGCTGGAATTGTCCAATTGCGTCTAACATGTATTGTTCTAAAT